GGTTCAGGAACAGGCACAGCGACTGGAACACAGACAGCTAACGCCAACACTGCATACCTAATTTCATCACAGAGAGAATTAACAGAAACTTTTGGAGATCCAAAGTTTTACACAGACGCTTCATCAAATCCAATACACGGATATGAATTGAACGAATATGGTCTACAAGCGGCTTATTCATTCTTAGGCGTGGCGAACAGAGCATACGTTATCAGAGCAAACGTAGACTTATCAGAACTAGTTGGAAGTGCTAATCCACCAACAGCTAATCCATCAAACAATTCATATTGGTTTGACCTTGCATCAAGTTCATATGGAATATTTCAGTGGAGCAAAACTGATCAAAAATTTACAACAATAAGTCCAATTTTAATCACAGCAGTATCAGACTTGGTTGGTGATGTGAGTACTGGTGCTCCTGATCCATCTATCGGTGTACAGGGTGATTATGCAATCAACACAACACACGTTTCAAACAAGATCTACAAAAAAGGTAGAACTAATGCAGGCGCTATTGCTTGGGTGCAACTTGGATCAAGTTCTTGGCACAACACTTTACCTACAATAGAATCTACAGCAGGTGTGAGTGTTACTTCAGGACACAACATCAAAATTAACGGTATAACAGTTGCGGCAAGTTCAACAACTTTGGCAAATGTTGCATCGCAGATTAACGCGGCGAACATTACAAACGTAACTGCACACCATAACACAGTAACTAATAAACTAGAAATATTCCATAACGGTGAATCAGTTGGTGACAGTGTAGCAGGTGGAAACACAATTAGAATCGAAGACGGTTCAACAGGAACTTTGAGAGCTACCCTAGGCATAGCGGCGGGCACATACAATGGACCGGAGTTTGCACAGAAGTCACACACTCAAAGACCTACATGGAAAACAGCAGATGACAACAGACCTAATGGCTCTGTTTGGTTCAAGACAACGTCAGCAAATGCAGGTACAAACATAATTGCAAAAATTTACAGTTCTTCAAGTGCAAGTTTTTCAACTGTGGCGGCACCTTTACATGCTACGCATCATCAAGCAATTTTTAACTTGGATCCATCAAATGGCGGAACAGGTTTATCAGCAGGAGCTCTTTACACACAGTTCAACATTACAGAACAAAGCATAAGTGCTACTGATCAATCAGACACAACAAATAACGTTGGTGACTTCCAGATATTTAGATACGAGGGCGGTGCAACTACAATTACATCGAAAGACACATCACCATCGTTCACATCAAGTCACTCTTTTGACATTCAAGAGTCGATCAAAAATCAATCAGCTCTGTCAGGAGTTACAACAGTAGTAGTTGGCGGAACAGGAGCAGACGATTTTGTTTCAGCTGTTAACAATGCTGGTTTAGTAAACGTGAGTGCAACTAAACTTTCAACTGGTGAGATCCAGATGAAACACAAGTTAGGTGGCGAATTTAGAATGAAACAAAAAAGCGGAACTGCATTAGATAACGCAGGTTTCTCAAGTGCGGCGGCTGATTCATATGGTTCATTCACAACAAATAGAACTGGATTAGTTGATAACTTATATGACGCACCACAAGGCGACGTTGATGATTCAACAACACCGAACACACTAATAGCAACTAACTGGAAAAGATTAAGTTACTCAGCAGGTACAAGTGCTCCAAACAATGAACCAGCGGATAGTACATTATGGTATGACAGCAAAACAGACGAAGCTGACATCATGGCACACAACGGAACTACTTGGGTTGGATATGCAACTGCATACGGCACAACAGATCCAAATGGTCCACAGTTCAGTGCAACAGCACCAGCTACACAGTCAGATGGTACTTCACTTGTAACAAACGACTTATGGATTGACACTAGTGATTTAGAGAACTATCCAAAACTTTACAAATACAACACATCAGCAACTTTGAGTTCTACAAACACAACCAACCAGGTACAGGTTACTACATCCGGTGCGGCGTGGGAATTAGTTGACAAGTCAGACCAAACAACAGAAGACGGTGTAGTTTTCGCAGATGCGAGATGGCACAATTCTACTGACAAAGCGGCAGGAACAAGCACAGCGGCAGGAACTGCGTCAACAATCAAAAGTTTATTGACTGACGGATTCTTAGATCCAGATGCTCCAAATCCTACAAACTTCCCTCAAGGGATAATGCTTTGGAATACAAGAAGATCTGGTTTCAATGTAAAAGAATACAAAAACAGTTACATTACAACTACAAAATATCCAGGAAGCGGATCAGCAGGTTTAGGTAACATCAGATTCAACAGTAACGAATCTGTGTCTACATACTACCCAGACAGATGGGTAACTAAATCAAGCAACAACGCAGACGGTTCTGGTACTTTTGGAAGAAAAGCACAGAGAAAAGTAATTGTACAACAATTAAAATCAGAGATCGACACTAACCAAGCAATTAGAGAAGATCAAAGAGGTTACAATGTTATTGCTACACCTGGTTACCCAGAAGTGATAGCAAACATGATCAACTTGAACACAGATAGAAATCAAACAGCGTTCGTAGTTGGTGATACACCTATGAGATTAGAAGGAACTGCAACAGCAATCACTGATTGGGCTAACAACTCAGCTGGTGCATTAGACAACGGCGAAGACGGTCTTGTAAGTGCAAGTGATTACCTTGGATTATTTTATCCATCAGGATTCACAACAGACAACGCAGGACAAAAAGTTGTTGTTCCACCTTCACACATGATGATGAGAACATTGGCAAATAACGATAATGTTGCTTTCCCATGGTTTGCACCATCAGGTACTAGAAGAGGTATTGTTGACAACGCAACATCAGTTGGATACATCAACTCTGCTACAGGTGAGTTCGAAACAATTTCAGTTACTGAATCAGTTAGAGATTCTATGCACACAGTAAAAGTAAATCCAATTACTTTCTTCTCAGGTGCAGGAATAGTTAACTTTGGTAACTTAACTAAAACAGCGGCAAGTTCATCACTAGATAGAATTAACGTTTCAAGATTAGCAGTGTACCTAAGAACACAATTAGATGCAGTTGCTAAACCGTTTATTTTTGAACCAAATGATGAATTAACTAGAAACGAAATCAAACAAGCAATTGAATCGTTCTTGTTAGAGCTAGTTGGACAAAGAGCACTATATGACTTCCTAGTAGTTTGTGATGAAACAAACAACACAGCAACTAGAATAGACAGAAATGAGCTGTATGTGGATATAGCGATTGAGCCTGTGAAATCGATCGAATTTATTTACATACCTTTAAGAATCAAAAACACAGGAGAAATTGCAAAATTAGGGAACTAATTTTCGATAAATAGGAGAACAACATGGCAATATCAACATTATCAAAATTTACAGTACCTTTAGCAAACGATCAAAGTTCAGCATCACAAGGTTTATTGATGCCAAAACTTCAATATCGTTTCAGAGCAATCCTGGAAAATTTTGGAGTTTCAACACCAAGATCAGAACTTACAAAACAGGTTATGGATATTACAAGACCTAACTTGACTTTTGACAACGTGACACTAGATGTTTACAACTCAAGAGTATATGTAGCTGGAAAACACACTTGGGAACCAATTACAATTACATTGAGAGATGACGTAAACAACTCTGTAACTAAATTAATTGGTGAGCAAATTCAGAAACAATTTGATTTCTTTGAACAATCAAGTGCGGCTTCTGGTATTGACTACAAATTTACAACAAGAATTGAAATGCTAGACGGTGGTAACGGATCAAGCACACCAAATGTACTAGAAACATTTGAACTATATGGTGCTTACGTTGAAAACGTGAACTACAATTCACTAGCATACAACACTTCAGAACCAGCAACAATTACAATGTCGGTAAGATACGACAACTGCGTACAGAGTCCGACAGGAACAGGAATTGGAACTGCTGTAACAAGAACTATTGGTACACTATCAACTGGTGGTGGAAATTAAGCATTTATAAATTAAAGCAATTATAACTTAAAAAGCGTCTTTATAGGCGCTTTTTTTGTGACTATAAATAACAGTATGCCAAGCATAAACAATTTTCTTACAGGATTCTCAGACGGTCTTCCGGGAATGAAAGATTATAGACATGCATCTAAATTATACATAGATGACAACTTTAAACTTTTACCAAAACAAAAGTTTCTATTTTATGTAAACTTCAAAGTGAATCCAGAAGTAACGAGAAACGATTTTACACGTAATGAGCAAATAGATCTGAACATGCTTGTTAAGACTTGCGACCTACCAAAATACAATATGAACGTTGAAGAAAAAATACAGTACAACAAAAAAATGTATACTGCAACACGAATTGCATATGAACCTGTAAACATATCTTTTCATGACGACATGGCAGACACAGTGAATGCGTTCTGGAAAAATTATTATGAATATAATATAGCAGATACCGTAGGGCTTGGTGGTGACGGAAATCCCGCAAACCCGGGTGCTTATTCTGGTGCCTCAAAAGATGACTACTATGATCCAACGAAGTTGAGAAAAACAAACAAGTATGGAATGGACACACCTAAACGAAGAAGAGTTCCATATTTGATAGGAATAGACATATATGTCCTACATAAGAAAAAATTTACTTTGATGTCACTTGTAAATCCAGTAATAGGATCTTTTGCACATGATAATCTAGATCAAACAGACGGTCAAGGCATGATGCAAAACACAATGCAGATTCTATATGAGGGAGTTCAATATAGAGCAGGTAATGTTGTAAGAGGAGACCCTGTAGGTTTTGCTGAGTTACGTTATGACAAAGAACCTTCGCCTCTTTCTGTACTGGGCGGTGGAACAACTTCTATATTTGGTACGGGAGGTGTGATTGACGGAGTAGGTTCTGTGATTAGATCTATTGGAAACAAAAACTATTTACGTGCGATATTGGAAGCGTCAAACACATACAAGAATGCAAAAAAAATAAAAAAGAAACATGTCAAAGAAGAATTGAAAGGTGTTGGAAAGCAAGTACTAGGCGCAACTGTGGCTGAGTTAGGAAACGCAGGAATAACAAGTCCCGTGGGTAATTTTACAGTTGGGGGTATAGCGGCCGGAGTAGTGGCGATAGGTGCAGTAACAATGGCCAAAGAAAGAAAAGATGTTACAGGAACAAACAATGTTATAACAGAATCAAATACTCAAGACACAGTAAACTTTCTAACAGCAAACGAAAGCTACAATCTTGTTACTACCAGTGATGCAATTAAAGACGAAATTGCGGCAGGAATTTATTTTAAGGATATTGGATCACGTACTGGAAAAACAGTTGCACAAAGCAACTTAGAATACGCCAATGCAAGTGATTCTACAAAGAATGTGTATAAGTCAAAAGCCGTAACAAATGTACGTAAGCTGGTTACCGAAGGATATATAAAAATTAATAGAACAACACAAGATGTTCAAATAGTAAGTGAAAAGGCTAATGTGTAATGGCAGAATTATATACAAATTTACCTAAACTGATACAGGATAGACTTGATAAGTCAGCAGACAAACTAAAGACAGATCAGTACGAAGAAGAATTTCAATTCAATGCTAACGAATATGATGCGGCGATTGCCTTTTTTGTAAAAAGAGGTTTTGGTCGAGAAGCGGCAGAAGCCACTGCCTATGTAATTTTGCAACAAGCAAAAATAGACAACATGTCACCTCAAGAAATTATTGATCAGCTGACATATTCCTCCGAGGCACAACTTTCTGAATTGATAACAATCGTATTGAATGCCAATAGATTCAAGTCCAGTAAATTAGGTGTGAGACAAAATAGGTCAACTAAAGAGACTGTATCTAGAAACATACTAGACTAATGCTACCAAGATTCGCAAAAGGAAAGTTCTCTCCTAAAAATGCAGAAAAATATATTGGACTTAAGACCCCAAC